ACCCTCATAATAGATTAGGTGTAGGTGTATTTGATGTTCTACCACCTAATGCTAAAGTTTCAATTATATCGGATTTTGCTTTTGCAGGTGTTGCAGCATTATCTGCTGGAACTACATGGGGTAGCGTAACTAATTTAACAGAGGTTGATTCACAGTTCTTAGGATTAAGTAACACTGCTTTTATACAAAGTCATATTGTAATTGGTGCTGAAGCAACACCAACTAAATTCGGTAATGAAAGTTATAATTCAGCTAGCTTATTAAGCTCAGTTAATATTAAAAAGGGTTTTATCGGCTTTAATACATTTATTAATAATATAGATACTGCCGGGGCTCTTAAATCTATGGATGGTTATTCAGGTCAAGGTAATTTCTTTATTGGACCTGGCAAGATTTTAACTGTTAACGGAAGTATCAGTTCAGCATTTCCTGATAACGATGGTAAATTTATTATTGGTAGTTCAAGTAGTTTATTGACTACTGTTAATACACAATATACAGGTTCAAAATATGGATCTCAACAGTTTAACGTTAATTTATCAATAGATCCAGCTCTTGCTCAAGTCGGTATTAATACTTTAAATTTACAGGCAGATTTCAATTCACTAGGAGGTGCAATGATTGGTAAGTTTAAAAGATATATTAATGATCCAATTTTTGGACACGAAGATTTACAGACTAATAACAATATAATTCTTGGATATCCACTTGGTATTAAAACTACTGAACCGCGGATTGTTAACACAGCTGGTGTTGCATTCTGGCCAACAGCTAAAAATAGTGTGCTGATTAATGCACCTACATGGTCTAGTAGTTTAAATTTTGATTCTACTACTACCTTTCAGCGTGCTACAAATCAAAGCTGGGCTAGCCGGCAACTTTCGGCATTATCGAGCGGCCCTTTAAGAAATTATCTACCTTCTATTAATTCACAGTTTAAAATTGTACATGGAAGAACATTAAATAATGTTCCACAATTAGGTATTGATAATTTACATAATGTTGGATTAGGTTTGGAAATTGAAACAAGGACTAATTTTGTTCCATTACCACCAATATCTTCGGGATCATATATGACACCTGTAATCTTTGATAAAAGTGGTTCAGCTATACAAAGTAATAGATCTATGCTTGTGTCTAAAAGATATATGCCGGGTACAGGTTTATCTGATTTAGTTCTATTTGAAATAGATCAAACAGGTAATACATCAATAGGTGAATCTATTAGATATCCTCGAGTTGTTGTAAATGATTTAATATGGGATGGCGGTATTACAGGTTTAACGGATCTGGCAGGTGACAATGTTGTAATTGAAGATAATACATCACTACAATTGTTCGCCCCTAATAATTATTTAAAAGATTGGGATTTAGGTGCCAGTCAAACACTTATTACACCAAAATTTAATAGATCTTTACATATATCATCAATCGGAGAATCCGGAGCTAATATATCTGAATATCAGCACCAGAAAAGTGGTTATATACCAGCGGGTATTATTTTTAATTCAGATAATATAGTAACTACATCTAATTCAAATATTAATACACTGTTTAGGTTATTTAACGGCAGAATTGCAATAGGAAGTACACCATTTAATTATATTGGTTATGACCATCAAATTGTATCTAGTGTAAATTACCATGGTATTGACACAAGTGGCACTGTTTTAAAATCAGCTGAACCATTAGGTTTAAAACCAGGTCCACTTGTAAATAGATATGACAATGTTTCAGCAGGCTCTTCGATATTAAAAGCGAAAGATTTAATTTTATCGGGCGGTGACCTTGTTTATAATATCAAGCCTAATAAGATGAGGGCAGGTGACGTTTATATACACGGTGGTCAAATATTTAAGAATATAATAAATTCAACAGGGTTCTTAGCAGCTAAAAATGATTTAGCATCAGGTGCTGGTCCTTTATCTGAATACGTTAATTATGGTAATATCTTTCTTGGGTCAAAAAATAATGATGTTGGATATCAAGCAGGTACAGGTAAAGTAACAAAGGCAGGTAATGTGTATGTTGGTTATCAGAGTGATGTATTCATGTGGAACGATAGTGTAACACAATGGTCTCCTAAGGGTGATGCAGCATTAAATGTTATAGGTATTCCGTATGACAGTAACAGGGATCCTAGTTTCTTTAGTTCTGAGCCAAACAAGGCAATTAACATACAGCTTGGTGATATAGTTACATATAATCAGCCTGCAGGCTGGAGAACTATTAATCTTGCAACCACAGGTTATTTAACTACACCTGCTGTAGATTTAGGTATTGATGGTGTTTCAGTATTTGGTCAATATTCAAATCTTATTTATTCTTATCATAAGAATATTAGACAAAATGCTGCATATACAACAACTGGTTTACAGTCAGGTGCTGGCACAACAACACCTAGTTGGACTTTTTCATATAAGGTTATAGGTTATACAGTACATTGGCAATTAGTTTGTCAAAGTATACTCTGGAAAACTGATAGCGGTGGTTTTAGACCACCTCAAGGATATGTTATTTACATAGATATGGATTTACTCAATTCTATTTCTAAGGTACCTTTACCACGTAACGCTAATACACCTTCTACTAGTGTATATACAACAGGTCAAGTACTTAGTAATACAGGATATAACGCTGAACACGATCCTACTTTTAATGGAAGCGGTTACGTACTTCTTAGAAATAATAGAAACGGCTTCCAGTATCCATTAGCCAGTCCGACATATGGTGCAAATAGTTTATTATTAAGTGCAAATATAAGTGCAAGATTTTTTAATAACGCGACTGAAGGTAATTATATGATTATAACTAAAAATGGTGGATGGAGTGTGGATTTGAGGGGAAACGTACCGTTTGGTAATGGTACACTCGGTTCTGATGATATTAGCGATAGGTTAGCTCAATATACAGGTGGCGACCTTGGTTTAATTCCATTTAATGGAGAACCGCTGGCATTCCAAACATTTTGGACACCTTTAGTAAATCGGAATAATGCTGAAATTCAACTTGATTTCCAGGTAAGCGGTACATATCAAATAAACCCAAGTACTTTCTTTAATTATTAAAAATATGCAATTAAATCTAGACGAACAATTAAATATAGCAAGCCTGATGGGTAATTATAAAAAAATCCACCAGGAAATAACTTCAGTTGAAAATCAATTAAATGAACTTATTGATTTACAGCACAGTTTATCTGATACGTTAGAGCAAACAAGAAATGAAGAAAAACTATTTGGAGAATATCTAAAACAAAAATACGGTCCTGGCAAATTAGATGCCTCGACATTGGAATACATAACTGAGTAAATGGCTTCTACTTCTAAATACATCCAGCTTAATCCGCAGATATTACTTGAGTATATCTACCAAGATCCGGCACTACCAACTGTTATCGATACAGATACAAATGGTGCACGAGTAATGATTCTTGATAATACGTATACTGGCACTAACTTTATGTTTACAGAGGATAATCCCTATGTAGCTACAGGTAATTACAGAACCATTAGTGCTATACCTATTAATTCTAAGAGAACTAAGTACGCATATCTAACAACTAATATGCCGCTTAACTATCTGGATTATGACACAAATCTACCGGATGTAGCCAGTCTTTTAGCACAATTAACTACACCACCTAATGTTCCACCTGAAGCTGTACAGTATGACACTCTACGACTTCACTTAATTTCAGGATATTCATTTGCTTCACAAGGTGACGGCTTTATTTTTGATGTTCAGTTTACTGATGGTCAAGGAAAAAGACAAAATCTAACCTCAATTGCTTTTCTTAATACTGACAATTATGAGGTAATTAATCCAGACGAATTTATTATTGGTGAAAGACTTTATACAAAGTATATTGACCTTAAAATACCTGCAATAAGTTATCTTAATAATGTTACCATTTCTAATCCACTTGTAACTACGTCATTGTCATATTTAATGACAAACGGTTCAGGTGTAAGAGATAGTACAATGATTGATTTCTCTTTAAAGGATATCATCACAACAGAAGTAGTAAATGGTTATAAGTACTTTTTAACAGGTAATGAGGTTTCAGTCAGTATAAATAAAACAGATGAATATTCTGGCTTATCTGCTGCTGTACAGGAATCACCTAATGGAGACTTTTTTGAATTATATGGTGAGTACAATGGTGATATCTATGAAGATTTTATAGTTTCTTTAGATAACTTACCTAACACAAAGATAATTGTTTTTCATGATGTTAGAGTTATTGAACAGGTAGGTACCAGTTTTATTACAACTTCTGAAAATTCATTTCTGCAGTCTAATGACTTCGGTGTGCCATATAAGTTTAGACCAATTGTTTTAAATTCAGCAGTAGCCACTTCATATAGAATAGAATATACTTTACGTATTTTTAATACTGTTGATAATTCACAAATTGTTAGACAGTCACAATATGCATCATTTGATGTTAAGAAATATGGAAGAAGAATTCGTAAAATTAATCTAGGTGTAGAACCTGTTGTAGCAAAAGTTTACAACACAATGCCTGATAGTAAACCTGTTGTAAATTTAACAAGTTACAATAGAATGAATATTACTCAAGATGGCGGTACAAATACTATTACTGTACAGACTGAGTTTGTAACCAGCTTCGTTGATAGAAACAGAATCAGTGCAAGTGTAACTGCAGTTAAAGTAACACCTGCAGTCAAGCAACAAGGTGATGTTTTACCTACTGCAAAGGGCCAGAGTATGTTGCCTGCAAATATACCATTAAGTATTGAGCAGATTGCAAACACGGATAAAGTTTATCAACAAGGAGAAGGTCCAATTGGTATTTCACCTTTCGATAATTTCTATCAATTCATTATTTATAATAATGCAGTATCTGATGCACTAGGTGTCGGTGAACCCCAACTTGTAGATTTAACAAATACTGGTTCTTTATACTTAAATTTCTTTGACCAGAAAACTGGACTAAAAATTAAGTTAAAAAACTACACAAATATTAAACAGCTTAATCCTGCAAATGGTGAAGTTGTATTTAAGATACCTTCAGAAGAATCCAGTAAAATACTAGGCTTAACTGACACTACATATTACATTTCGACTGTGCTTGAAACAGGAGGTGGTACAAGTGAAGAGACTTTACTTTACACAGGTACCTGGTATAATTCAAAAAGCAAAGCAGATAAAGTAGCATCAGATACAATAACTGATTTACAAAAAGTTTATAGTGCTCTTGAACAAAGTACAACTGCTATGATGGCTGCAAAGGATGCTAACATTGAAGTACTGAAAGCTGAAAGAAATTACCAGCAAGAATATATCATTAGTTTACAGAATAAGATATCTGATCTAGGCGGAGACTTGTCAGATTTAGCAAATTCACTATCTTCAGCTGCTGATACAATAGCTTCACAACAAGCGGCTTATGAACAAGCTATTGCAAATGTAAATTCAACACAGTCGACATCGACAACATCGACAACAACACAAACCGAAACGCCATCTACACCAATTGTAGGTACAGAAACATCTTCAGCACCACCTCCAAATAATAATACTAATGTATCTGAAGAGGTATTAGGTAAGAATAGTGGTATTAGTACACGAAATATAAGATTCAATAAGTAATGTTATTAAACGCCAGGGATAATTTATTTCAGTTTGGTTTTCCGCGTACTTTTATACCAAAGGTAGTCGCAGATAAGTATAGAAAGTATTTGAATAGAATACCGGGTAATCTTATTGAAGAACCTTTAGATTTTATTAATTACACTATACAGTCTATTAATTTACCTGGTATGGGTTACGATCCAGTTCAACAGGCTCAATATCCTGGTCGCCAGATTCTTTTTAGAAATAGTTTACCGGTACAGGAGTTATTTCAGAAAGAACTTACAGTTACATTCCAGCTAGTTGATGGTTATATTAACTATTGGATTTTACTTGACACTCTTTCTTATTATTATAGTTTTGAAACTGAGAAACCTTATACAGATGATTTGAATCTACGTATTCTTGATTCTGAAGGTAATGCACTTGTAACAGCTACACTTAAAAAGCCTTTAATTAAAAGTCTAAGTGATCTTGACATGAGCTTTGCTTCTAATGTTGCAGAGTTTAAAACGTTTGACTTAAGTATTGCTTATAATGAATTTGAGGTCAGAATAGAACTCGACTAATATATAGATTATGAAGACGTACGAAGAATTTATAAACGAGAATAAAAACTTTGAAAAAGAATTTCAAGTATTAAATGAAAATCTTATTACAGAGTTATCGCCTGAACAAGAGAAACAAATCGACGAAGCAATTGAAAGATTTGTACAGGAATATTTAAAGAACGGAAAGACATTAACAGATCTAGAAGAAGATATAATGAATGAAGGTTTTATTGGTTCTATTCTTGGTGGTTTAGCCGGATTCGCATTAGGTAGCAGTATCGGTAAAATCATTGCCAGAGTTCTTGGTGTTGAGCGTGGAATTCTTTATGATATGTTAACAAGTCGTCTGGTTGGCGCAGCACTTGGTAGTGCTTTAGGATCTAGAGTATAATTTCAATCTAAATTTATTTATATGTTTTTTGTTGGTATCGATTTTTCAATCAACTCACCTGGCATTTGTATTACCCATGGCGATCAGATTCGCTGGATAAGTTATTCATCAGGACCAAAAACCAAAGCTGACGGTGTTTACACAGACTCTATATCTAAATGTAGAGATGTATCATTTACATTAATTAGCGACACGGTTAACTCACAGGACAGTATCGACACTTACAGTGAAGGTGAATACCAAAAGATAGTTAAGTATATCCAGAGGGCCGCTGCAATCAAAGATCTAATACTTACCAACCTTTTTGAACTTGGTTACGGATACAATGAACACAAGATCCATTTCGGCTTTGAAGGCTTTTCTTATGGCTCCAACACTAATAACATTCTCGACATTGCAATAGCCACAGGATTCCTTAAGAAGGAACTTATCGACACATTCCAAGATATTACTTTAAGTGTTATCGCGCCTGGTACTATTAAGAAGCATGCGGGCTCAGGGCGGTACAAGAAGAAAGATATGTATGATGTATTTGCGGAGAACAAGCATAATGACTCTAGACTTGATGCTTCTGACTTCTGGTCTTTAAGCCAGTCTCTGCGTGGGGCCAAGAAACTGGTTAAACCTACTGATGACTTGATCGATGCTTACTTCATTGCTAATGCTCTTGAGGGTAAATTCTCTAGCCCTGAGCTAGCCTAGTCTAGAAAAGGTCCTACCTGGGGATTTAAGCGACTTAAATTTTGTACACAGCTTTAGGGCTTTTGTTTCAGGATCTACCGTAAACACCTAATTATTGCTTACCTACTGATAATCCTGAAACAATCTCAATACATTTCAATATATAGCTTACACTGTTAATAACAAGTTTACTGGCCAGTTACAGTTTATTCAGGCAAATTAAAAAGGCAAATTTAAAAACAATTCAAATGGCAAAACAACAGGATGATTTCGATATCTTCTCAAACAACATTGAGAATATCGACCTTTACAAGAGAGACAAAAAAGAAAGCGTTTTCTACTCTCCTAAAGCAAAAGACGGTGCAGACGGCACCTACAAGGCATTGATTAGATTCATGCCAAACGTTAAAAACCCAAAACAACCTATCATTCGAAAGTATACCTACTGGCTGGAAAGCCCAGATGGTAAAGGTCAAAGTTTTGATAGCCCTTCAACGATCGGCGAAAAATGCCCTATTCAACAACTGTTTTACAAACTTAATAAAAGTGAGTCAGCAGCAGATAGAAGAATGGCAGAAAAGCTTAAGCGCCGTGAACAATTCTATTCGTTGATTAAAGTTATCAAAGATCCTCAGAAACCTGAGAACGAAGGTCGTTACTTTATTTTAAAGTATGGCGTTAAGTTAAAGCAAAAGATCGACGATGAGATGACACCAAGCTTTGACGAACCTACTCAAATCTTTAATCCTATTTCAGGAAAGAACTTTGAGCTTATCGTTACCAAGCAAGGTGAATTCAATAATTTCGACACATCTAAATTCCAAAACAAAAAGACGCCTGTTACGGTAAATGGTCAGCCTGCTGATACAACACCTGAGTGTAAAGAAGCAATTCTTGCGGAATTAAATGCTGCACCAGATTTAAGTAACTTTGAATATCGTGTATGGTCAGATGAAGATCGAACTTCAGTTGAACGTTTTCTTTCTTATTACTCAGGACGTGGTGCAAGTATTGACGCAGTAGTTAATGCTAAACCAAAAGCTGAAACTAAATTCACAGCAGAAAGCGAAGATGATGATTTATTTGGAACATCAACACCTGAACCAAAAGCTAAAGCGGCACCTAAAGCCCCAGCTGCAGCATCAGCCGCAGATGACGAAGATTTAGATTCGTTTTTAGATGGCCTAGGTATTTAGTATTAATTAATAACAATAAAGGGAGCCTAACAAGCTCCCTTTTTATTTTAAGTTATGGTGGATCTTGAAAACAAATTACAAATAGACGAGGCATTTAAAAATAAAGTTGAAGATCTTGTTACAGGTATTCTAGTTAAGTCACATGGAACTGGACCTAGAACCAAGATTAAGAAGATGCACAACAGGCTAAACTTTGCATGTCCATATTGCGGAGATGGAAGTACTGATGTTCTTAAAAAGCGCGGCAACTTATTTTGGGATACTTTATTTTATCATTGCTATAATTACGGTTGCGGTTCACATAGATCTTTAAATGATTTTATTAATGACTTTACACCTGGTGGTTTAGACAGCGGTGAAAGAATTGCAGTTATCGATTACATTAAATCAAATAGTAGAAAATCAATCAAAAACGATTTTAAGTATGAGCTATTTGAAAAGCTATATGAGTTTGCAATACCTATTGATACATTCCTAAAAAAGACTAACAGTAGCATCATTAGAAAGGATTCACCCGGTTTTGACTACTTAAGAGATAGGTTACTTGTAAGGGCTTCAGATGAATTTAGTTACAGTAATGGAAAACTTTATATCTTGAACCTAACCAGGGATGGGAGTAAAGTGGCAGGATTCCAAATCAGGAATCTTAACAGGGCATCTGCTAAATATCTCACGTATAATATTGAGAAGATGTATCATTTTTGTGGTTTACAAATTCCAGAAGGATCTGAACTTGAAAAGTTAAATGAAATATCTACACTATTCGGCATATTGAATATTGATTTCACCAGACCTGTAACTATATTTGAGGGACCAATCGATGCCAAATTTATATCGAATAGTATAGCACTGTGCACTGTAGGTAGAAGTATATCACAATTTGAAGATATCCCAACAATACGTTACATGTTCGATAACGATGCAAGTGGTAAAAAGGCAATGATGGCCCTTCTTAAATCCCAAAACGAAGTTTTCTTATGGTCTAAGTTTATTAATGAACATAAACTACATGAATACAAAATAAAAGATTTAAACGATCTAGTACTGGTATGTTATAAAAACAAACTTGATGCGTATAAATATATCAATAGTTACTTTTCTTCTAATACGCTAGATGGTTTCTATGTTTGAAAATAATATTATCTTTATGGAAGAACTTGATAAGTTTAACCAAGACCACGAACAATACAAAACACGCTATAGGCTTATGGTAGATGACTTACCAATAAGCAAATACGCATATGAAAGTAAAACAATCTCAGAAATACAAGTAAAACAAAAGAAGAGTAAGGTTAAAGTTCGTAGAAAAGAAAACGACTCTGAGGGTAAATTATTTTAATATGGAAAACCAGACAGAACAACATACAGAAAGCGATAAGTTACTAGACCTTGAGAAATTTCTAGAGAAACAGAGAAGTGAATGGGGTGATAGAATCATGGAAGTTATTGATATGATTCGCCACATGGAAAAACTTTCTGAAGCTCAGGTTACAATGCTTAGTTTTCGCCACATGGTAATTGATCAGATTGCCAGAATTAATATTACTCTTAAGAAAAAAGAGTCTACATATAATATCCAGTACAAGAATAAATTTGTAGAATACTTTAATTACGACTATAAATTAAACGACAAGCAAAAGGTTAATATGGTTGAAGCAGATCTTTCAAGTTTAAATAAACAGATAGGTTTTTTATCAACACAAATCGATTTCTTTAAAGAGTGTATAAAAACACTAGACAATATTGGTTGGGCCATCAAGAATAAGTTGAATATTAACGAACTTTCATAATAGTGAAACTGCAACTCAGTGAAGACAATAAGTATCTGATAATAGTTGAGGCAACCGATATTGAATTCGAACAACTACGTATCTGCTTAACGAGAAAGGTGAACGGCTGGAGATTTCACCCTCTCGTTAAACAGGGTCATTGGGATGGGTGTGTTTCATATTTAATCAAGGATAAATTTATACCAGCAGGTCTCTGGAAAGAAATTACAGATATATGCAAAAAATATAATTTCGATATAGAAATTGATGGTATCCGTAGACTGTTCGATAATTCAATTAAGTACGAGGAATTCGAGGAATGGGTTAAAGCTCATTTCAAGGATTTTAACATGGAGATTCGTTCATATCAAATTGAAGCAGCTTATAAAGTACTTAAAAACCGTGTATGTGTAGCAGAGCTTGCAACATCTGCCGGTAAAACACTTATCTCCTATATTATTGTTTCATATCTTTTACAAAAGGAACTTTGTAAAAAGATTCTCTTTATTGTACCAAGTGTGAGTTTAGTTACACAAGGTGTTGGAGATTTTAAAATGTATGCAAGATTTGTAGAGAATCCAGTT